ATGCCTCGTGTCGGCAACAAGCCCAGCACCAGCCCAATGTCCGACCCGGACCCAACCTGGCCGCGAAACGCGCCGGATGATCCTGTCCAGACCCCGCTCGATTTCCTGCTCGCCATCATGCGCAACCCCGAGATCCCGCGCAGTGAGCGGGTGGATGCCGCCAACAAGGCGGCGCCGTATCTGCATTCCAAGCACGCTACCGTCGACCATCGTTCATCCGATGGCAGCATGCGGCCGACCATTATCTTCGAGGGGATACCCAGGGATGCCCGCAGCGAACAGCGCGACGAAGCGAGCGACAAGTAGCGCCGGACATCCCGAGGCCTTGCGCATTGCGCTGCACCCCAAGCAGTGGGTGGCGTTCGGGTCGGCGGCGACCGAGGTGCTTTATGGCGGGGCGGCGGGGGGCGGCAAGTCGCATCTGATGCGGCAGGCGGCGATCAGTTGGTGCGCCGAGATCCCTGGCCTGCAGGTCTACCTGTTTCGCCGCATCCGCGAGGATCTGAGCAAGAACCATATGGAGGGCCCGTCGGGCTTTCGCGCACTGCTGGCCGGCTGGGTGGACTCCGCTTCTGGAACGGATCGAAGATCTATCTCTGCCACTGCAAGGACGAGAAGGACCGCTTCAAGTACCAGGGCGCCGAGATCCACGTGCTGCTGATCGACGAGCTGACCCATTTCACCGAGGTGATCTATCGGTTCCTGCGCAACCGCGTGCGAATGACCGGCATTGCGGTGCCCGAGAAATATCGCGGGCGGTTCCCGCGTATTCTGTGCGGCGCCAACCCCGGCGGGGTCGGGCACCAGTTCGTCAAGACGACCTTCATCGATGCGGCGCCGCCGCTCGCCATCCAGCGCACCACGGCGGCCGAGGGCGGCATGCTGCGCCAGTTCATCCCCGCGCGGCTCGAGGATAACCCGACGCTCACCACCGAGGACCCGACCTATGAGGCGCGGCTCGAGGGGCTGGGCAGCGCTGCCCTGGTCAACGCCATGCGCCATGGCGACTGGGACATTATCGATGGCGCCTTCTTCGACTGCTGGCAGACGCGCCTGCATGTCATCGAGCCCTTCGCCATCCCAGCGGATTGGGCGAAGTTCCGCTCCGGCGACTGGGGCAGCGCCCGGCCGTTCTCCTTCGGCTGGTGGGCGATCGTCGGCGACGACACGAGGCACCCGGTAAGCGGCGTGCTGCTGCCGCGCGGCGCGCTGCTCCGCTACCGCGAATGGTATGGGTGCGAGCCGGGAAAACCCAACAAGGGGCTGAAGCTCACCGCCGAACAGGTGGGCAAGGGCCTCGCGCAACGCGAGACCGAAACCGTGGGGCTCGGCGTGCTCGACCCGGCGGCCTTTGCCGAAGATGGCGGGCCCTCGATCGCGAGCCGCATCACGCTCGGCTCAGGCGACAAGCGGATCTTTTTTCGCGGCGCCGACAACAAGCGGGTGTCGCAGCGCGGCGCCATGGGCGGCTGGGACATGCTGCGCCAGCGGTTCGTCGGCACGACGCTCGATGAAGACGGCAAGCCCAACCCCGAGGGGCGGCCGATGATCTATTGCTTTTCGACCTGCCGCGACTCGATCCGCACCATCCCCATGCTGCAGCACGACCCGGCGCGGCCCGAAGATCTCGACACCGACATGGAAGACCACGCCGCCGACGACTGGCGCTATGCCGCGATGTCGCGCCCCTGGGTGCGGACGAAGCCGGCGGCTGAGCCGCGCCGGCACCGATCGGGCTATGCACCTCAGAGTGGCGGCGCGACGCCGGGCGATTGGCAGAGTTATTGAGGCGAAGTCGCCGAAGAAGGGGTGGGTTCGATCTTATCCCCACCCACCGGGTGTCATCCCTGCGAAAGCAGGGTCCCATTTCACGGTCTGCGCCAGCTGATGCTTGGGTCCCTGCTTTCGCAGGGATGACATCGTGGGTGGGGCGATCGATGTGCATCAACGCATGCGCGCAGTGATCCAGGAGTTCCGATGAGCGATTTGCCCAACACCGCGGCTGCGCCAGTTGCGCCCCCTGCCCCACCCGCTCCGCCCCCGCCCGGCAGGTCCCTGACGCGGCTGAAGCAGGATTACCTGAGTTATCTCGACGGCAAGCGTGCCGAGATCGACGAGCAGCAGGAAGCGCGGCGCTATTACCACGGCGCGCACTGGACGGCGAAGCAGATCAAGACGCTGAACCAGCGCAAGCAACCCGTGGTCACCTACAACCGCATGGCGCGCAAGATCAATGCGGTCGTCGGCCTGCTCGAACGCCAGCGCCAGGACCCCAAGGGCTATGCCCGCACGCCCAAGCATGAAGATGGCGCGGAGGTGGCGACCGCAGTGCTGCGCTATGTGCTCGACGAGCAGCGCTGGCAGGAAAAATCCCCCATTGCCGGACTCAACGGCGCGGTCGACGGCATTGGCGGGCTCGAGCTGACGCTGGAGGCCGGCGACCGGGGCGATACCGAGATCGGTTTCGAAGTGGTCGACCCCGCGGGGTTCTTCTACGACCCGACCTCGACCCGCGCCGATTTCACCGATGCGGGCTATATGGGGATCGGCAAATGGGCCGATGCCAGCGAACTGCTCGCCGCCTTTCCCGACAAGGCGAAGGAGATCGAGGCCTCGGTCGATCTCGGCTCGGAGCTCACCAGCAACCCCGACAGCGACAATAAATGGGTGATGGGCGACGAGCACCATCGCCGTGTGCGGGTGATCGACCACTGGTACAAGCGCGGCAACCAGTGGTGCTTCGCCATCTATACCGGCGCCGCCATCCTCGCCGAAGGCGAGAGTTACCTGCGCGACGAGAAGCGCCGCACCATTTCGAAGTATGTGATGTTCTCGGCCAATGTCGATCACGACGGCGACCGCTACGGTTTCTTCCGCAACATGAAATCGGCGCAGGACGAGATCAACCAGCGCCGCTCCAAGGGCCTGCACACCAGCCAGTCGCGCCGCATCGTCATCCGCGACGGCCAGGGGCTGGAGCCCGAGAAGATCCGGGCCGAACTGGCCCGCCCCGATGGCGTGGTGGTGGTGCCGGTGGGCGCCGAGCTGCCGCAATTCGACGACGCGGCGCGCGGCGCCGAGCTTGGCGCCAATCTGGGCTTTCTCGAGGAAGCCAAGCAGGAGATCGAGAATTACGGCTTCAACCCCGCCCTGATCGGCGCCGGCGTGCAGGACATGTCCGGCCGCGCCATCGCGCTGCAGCAGCAGGCCGGCATTGCCGAACTCGGCCCGTATCTGCTCGGCTATCGCGGCTGGAAGCAGCGGGTTTACCGGGCGATCTGGAATGCGGTGCAGAGCCTGTGGACGGCCGAACGCTGGATCCGCGTCACCGATGACGAGGGCCTGGGCAACTGGCTCTCGGTCAACCGGCTGGCCATCGACCCCGCGACGGGCATGCCGACGATCACCAATGCGCTCGGCTCGCTCGATGTCGACATCATCCTCGATGAAGGGCCGGACACCGTGACCATGCAGGCCGACACCAACGACTCGGTGCGCCAGGCGCTGCAAGCCGTCGGCCCGCTGCTGCAACCGGCGGTCGCCGCGGCGGCGCTGGAAGTGCTGATCGAGACCTCCTCGATGCCGGCGTCCGCCAAAAAGAAGTTCCGTGACGCGACCCGGCAGCGGCCGCAGCCGCCCAACCCGATGGAACAGCAGGCCGCGATGCTGCAGCAGCAGGCCGCCATGCTGGAGCTGCAGGGCAAGGCGCTCGACAACCGCAAGACCGAAGCCGAGACAGCCAAGCTGATGGCCGAAGCCAGCGATATCGGCGCCGAGCGCGCGGCCGAAGAGCTGGAGCAGCGGATCGATGCGGTGGAGCGGCAGGACGAATTGCTGTCCCGCCGTGAAGAACAGGACGCCTGGCGCACCAACCGCCAGCTGGAGCTGGCCGGGCGCGCGCTGCAGTTGCGGGCCGCAGAGGTGCGGGCGGGTGGCGCCTTCTCTCCCCTTGGGACCGCGGCGCCTTATCTTGGTGGTGACTGAGAGAGACGGCCCCCTCCCGGCCTCCCCCATAAAGGGGGAGGTGAAGAGTCGAGGCTCTGTCTTCGATCGTGCCAGACGCTCGATGCGGCACCTCCCCCTTTATGGGGGAGGATGGGAGGGGGCCGTCTGCTTCAGTCGGTACGCCCCATCACCCATCTCGACGATCACGCTTGCGGCCCCACCCCACCCTTGATCCCTCCCCATCAAGGGGAGGGAGACCAGACTGAGAGTTTCGGTTCCATCGCTTAACCCTCCCCTTGTGGTCAGCGGACGATGGCGGAGCCCTCGCCGCGAGGTAGCGCAGCTCAGGCTGGAGGCCTGTAGCGAAGCTGGGTGGGGCGGCCCCACCAGCCCCACACACCAACAGTTTCCGTCCGCGCCACGATACGGCGCAACGGGTCGCCGGCGCCCTCCTGCCGGTATCGCTGCACTCTCCGCGACAGTGAGGGTCACGCCAATCGGACGCGATAGTCCGGGAGACACGAAATGAACGACGACACCAACGGCTACGGGACGAGCGAGAGCTCGCCCGGGACCGACGATACCGCCTTGTTCAACGCCACGGTCGCAGGTGATGCGCCCGTTGCCGAGGCCCTGGCGGAACCCGTCATCGCGCCGGCTGCCGAACCGCGGCCCGAACCGGCCATTCCCCCTGCCCGGCTCCGCGAGGAAGCGGATGCGCGGCGGGCGGCCGAGCGGGACCGGGACGAGCTGAAGCATCGGCTCTATCGGCTCGAAGCCCAGTTGCAGCAGCCCCAGCCGCAGGCAGCGGCGCGGCCTGCCGAGTTCTGGGACAACCCCGATGAATGGGGCCGATCGCTGGTCACCCCGATCCACGAACAGCTGTTCCAGCAGCGGCAGGGCGTTTCCCGTCTGCTGGCGGAAGAAAAGCATGGGTCGGATACGGTACGGGCTGCCTATAACGCGCTCGGGCAGGCCATGCAGGCCGACCCGGCGGTGCAGACCGATTACCTCAGGATCATGCGCTCGAACCACCCCTATGGCGAGCTCGTCACCTGGCACAAGAAGCGTCAGGCGTTCGATGAGATCGGCAGCGACCCCGCCGCCTATCGCAACCGCGTACTCGACGAGGCGATGCGGGACCCCGAAGTCCAGCAGCGTTTCCTCGCCCAGCTGCGCGGTGGGGCCCGACACACCTTCGAAACTCCCCGTCGTTCAGCCGTGCCGCATATCCCCTCGCTGCAAGGCATCGGCACTGCCGCCGGCCCCGCATCCGCGGCCGGCGACGCCTCCGATGCCGAGCTGTTCTCGGCAACCACCCGCCGGCGACGCTGAACGCGCTTCAGCCGGCTGAGCATCAGGACCACCAACCATGGCTCTTTCTCCCAACCACCCCAATAATGAAGTGATCAAGTTCCGCCAGGATGTCGCCTATGACTTCCTGCGCTCGTCGCGCTTCGACCCCTATATGGGCGACGATTCCACCTCGGTGATCGTGCGCATGTCGGACCTCGAAGCCGACGGCAAGGAGATCCGCGTGCCGCTCGTCACCCAGCTTTCGGGCGATGGCGTCGGCGCGGGGACGCTGCGCGGCAACGAAGAGCAGATCGACAGCTACGGCATGCCGCTCTGGGCCGACTGGGCCCGAAACGCCGTGGCCAACAACCGGGCGCAGAACAAGGAGAGCTCGTTCTCGGTGCGCTCCACCGCCCGCAGCCTGTTGCGCGGCTGGTCCAAGCGGATCGTCCGCGACGACCTGGTCGATGCGCTGCTGTCGATCCCCACTTCGGCGATGCAGGCCGGCCGCTTCGGCAACCCGGGCAACCGCGTCAACGGCATCAAGTGGTCGGCGGCCACCGCCGGCAACAAGAATGCCTGGGTCACCGCCAACCCCGACCGCGTGGTGTTCGGCTCGGCGCTTTCCAACTACTCGACCACCTTCGCCACCGCCGTGGGCAATGTCGATGCGACCAACGACAAGATGTCGGCGGCGGTCGGCAGCCTGATGAAGGACCAGGCCAAGCAGACCGGCGTCGACCCCAACAACCCCGGCATCTATAACGGCCGGCCCAAGATCAGCCCCTATATGGAGGCCGAAGGCGACCAGGAGTGGTTCGTCTGCTTCGTCGGCGCCCGCGGCTTTCGTGATCTGAAGGCCGACCCGGTGATGACCGCCGCCAACCGCGACGCCCGCAACCGCGAAGGGGGCGACCCGACCAAGGCCAACCCGCTCTTTACCGGCGGGGCGCTGGTCTATGACGGGGTGATCTATGTCGAGATCCCCGAGATCACCCAGCGCCTGCTGCTGAAGGGCGCCGGCGCCGCGGGGATCGATGTCGAGCCGGTGTTCCTCTGCGGCCAGGGCGCGCTCGCCTATGCGCTCGGCCAGATGCCGCGCCCGACCACGCTCGAGGATGGCGACTACGACTTCGTCACCGGCATGGGCATCGAAGCCCAGTACGGCGTCGGCAAGATCGCCAAGGCCCCGCTGGCGGCGGGCGCGTCGGCGACGATCGGCAGCCTCGTCGACTGGGGCGTGGTGACCGGGTTCGTCGCGGGGGTGGGGAACTCGTAAGCGAGGGCTTTGCCCTCGCCCGCACCGCCCTCTCCGCCATCCTCCCCCGCGTGGCGGGGTCACGGATGAGCGCCACAGGCGCTCACCGTTGGGGGACCGCCGTAGGCGGTGGAGGGGGCGGCCAGACTCTCAGTCGTTCGTCGCGTTCGCTCCGATCGCACAACCTTCGGTTGCGATACCCCTCATCCGCCCTTCGGGCACCTCGCGGCGAGGGCTTCGCGCCCTCGTCCGCTTCCCGCAAGGGGAGAAGGCAAACCGTGCACAACCGCAGGCTTTGACTGCCCCCTCCACCACCCTTCGGGTGGTCCCCCTCCCCCGCCCCGCGGGGGAGGATCAACGCACCGCCGGTGCCTTCCCCCATTCCCCCTCACAAAAGGAGATCGGCCATGGCTGATCGTAACGCCTATAGCCAGCCGCAGGTTGGCAACCAGGGCTTTGCCCGCACCATGAAGTGCCTCGGCGCCGATGTGGCGCTGGCGACCGGTGACCTCGCGCTCAACAAGACCGTGGGCCTCTTCGTCGTGCCGCGCGGCTTCGTCCTCACCGGTATCTCGGTGGTGGTGCCCGACCTCGACAGCAACGGCTCGCCGCTGCTCACCTTCGCCATCGGCGATGCCGGCGACGATGACCGGTTCATCGCCACCGGCGCCACCACCGCCCAGGCCGGCGGCACCAACACGACGCTGGCGGCGACCGGGCTCAACTACGAATTCGCCGCCGACACCGAGATCGTCTGGCGGACCGTCGCCGCGGCGGCCACGGCCGTCGCCGGCACCATCCAGCCGCGCTTTTTCGGCTACATGAAGTAGCCCTGATATGGCGACGGTCACTTACCACGCGCCCCTGGGCGACAGCGAAGTGGTGAGCCTTCAGGGGCTGCGCTTCTTCGACGGCGAACCGCGCCAGCTCGACGATGCCGAGCACCCGGCCCTGCTCGCCAAGCTGGCAACCAACCCGCATTTCGCGCTCGAGGGTGCGGTGCTCACCGTGCTCGATGAAACCGATCCGCCGGCGATCGGCCTTCGCGCCATCCACAATGGCGGCGGGCGGTTCATCATCGTCCGCGGCGACCGCGACCAGAAGGTGAAGGACGGCCTCAACAAGGCCGAAGCCCACGCCTTCAACGCCCTCTCCGAAGCGGAGAAGCAGGCGTTTGTGGGTTAGGCTGGGCTCGGCCCTGCTTCCCTCCCCCCGGGGCGCTACCGCGCCCCTAGGAGGGGAGGGATTGAGGGTGGGGGTGGTTCAGTCAGCACCGTGCCCGCCTCACCACCCCCACCCCCCGCCCCTCCCCTCAAGGGGGAGGGGAGCTTTCCCCACCCCCGGAGCACCCCATGCCCAAAACCCGTCACGACCTCGTCAACCGCGCGCTGGCCGAACTCGGCGTGGTCGGCGCCGGGCAGACCGCTTCGGCCGAGGATTTCGATGAGATCGACAAGGCCGTCGCCCCGGTCATGAGCGATCTCGCCACCCGCGATATCTGGGTGTGGGGCGACCCCGATGCCTATGACGACGATGCCTTCGACCACCTCGCGGTGCTGCTCGCCAATGCCCGGGCCCGCGCCTTCGGGGCGCCGCCCGACGAGCAGAAGCGGCTCCTCGCCGAACAGCGGCTGCGTGGCCTGAAGCCGACCATCCTCTCCGGCCGCACCCAGGAAATCGAGTATTTCTGATGCCCCCGATCAGCTGGCCTACCGGCACCGCGCCGGGCGTGAACCCCACCGAAACCGGCGGCCGGCTGATCAATGCCATCGCCGAGCGCGCGCCCGCGGGCTCGCGCAGCGAGATCGTCTGGCGCCGCGTCGCCGGGCTGATCGCCCGCTTCACCACCACGCAGACCGCCATTCGCGGCGCGCTGCTGGTGGGCTCGGTGCTCTATGTCGTCTCCGGCAACCGGGTCTATTCGATCACCTCGAGCTATGTGGTGACCGAGCTCACCGGCACGGTAGGCGGCAGCGGCCCCGTCACCATGGCGCGCAACATGAAGGCGCCGGTGCCCGACGTGCTGATCGTCCATTCGGGCGGCATGTCGCAGATCAACATCTCGGGCGCCTCTGTCGCCGTGTTCAGCGATGGCGACCTGCCCTCGGTCAATTCGATCTGCTGGGTCGATGGCTATTTCATCGTCACCGCCGAGAGCGGTCTCGCCTACCAGTCGGGGCTCAACGACACGACATTCGCCTCGGTCGACCGCACCACGGCCGAAGCCGACCCCGACGGGCTCTACCGCGCCATCGCCTCGGGCAGCGACCTGATCCTGATGGGCACCGCCTCGCTCGAATTCTATGCCAATGCCGGCAACCCCACCGCCTTCGCCTTCAACCGCTCGGTGGTGGTGCCGATCGGGCTCAAGGCCCCCTATGCGGTGGCCGGGTTCGAGCCGGGCTTTGCCGACACGGTGATCTTCGTTGCCAACGACAACACCGTGCGAAGGCTCCAGGGCTATGAGCCGGCGCCGATTTCGGGGCCTGACCTCAACCGGCTGATCGAAGCGGTGACCAACCCAGCCGAGCTCGTCGCCTGGGTCTACCAGGCGGCCGGGCACGCCTATTGGGTGCTGAGCGGGCCGGGCTGGACCTGGGTCTACGACGTTTCGACCGGCAGCTGGCACGAGCGCCAGAGCTATGGTTTTCCCGATTGGCGCTGCCGCTACGGCGTCGCCGCCTGGAGCAAGTGGTTCACCTTCGACCTCGAAAGCGGCACGGCGTTCGAGCTGAGTTCGACCGCCCGCCGCGACGGCGCGCGCCCGCTGGTCTGGACGCTCCGCTCCAACCAGGCGCACCGCTTTCCCGGCCGCGCCGTGATCCACAAGGCGAGCTTCGATTTCGAAACCGGCATCGGCCTCGATGCCGGCATTTCGCCGATCGAAACCGACCCGGTGGTGCGGATCCGCTGGTCCGACGATGGCGGCCGCAACTGGGGCAATCCGCTGACCCGGAAGCTCGGCACGCAAGGTGAAGACCTGCCCATCGACATCAACAATGCCGGCCTCACCGGCCGCAAGGGCCGGATCTGGGAGATGAGCATTTCCGACCCCATCGAGATCGCATTTTTCGGCGGCGCCATGGATATCGAGGAGCGCGCCGCATGAGCACCTCGGACAGCCTCAGGCCGATCCCGCATCCGAGCGCCCGGCTGGTCGGCGCCGACGGGACGATCACAAAACCCTGGTATGACTGGCTGAACCAACTGGCGGAAAAGCTCGCCGAGCTGACCCCGCTCGAAGGCGCCGCAACCTACGATCCGCCGAGCCTCGCCGATGGCGCCGGCACCACGACGACGGTGACCGTCCCCGGCGCAGCGCTCGGCGATTTCGCCACGGCGGCGTTCTCGCTGCCGACGGCCGGCATCACCATCACCGCCTGGGTGAGCGCCCAGAACATTGTCTCCGTCCGCTTACAGAACGAGAGCGGCGGCCCCCTCGACATCGCCGGCGGCAGGCTCGCCGCGCGCGTGCAGAAATAGGAGCCTCGTATGGCTGACATCTTCGAAACCATCGGCGACTGGCTGGGGCTCAACAAGGGCCAGGCCACGCAGAAGGCCGCCGAGCAGAACCGCGGCGTCATCGACCAGTTGGCCAAGACCGGCCGGCCGATCATCGAGGGCATCCAGGGCGTCACCGGCGATTACCTCGATCTGGGGAAACTAGGCGCCGACCGCTATGCCGACGCCATGGGCCTCAACGGCGCCGACGGCTACTCCCGGGCCGAGGCGGCGTTCCGCGCCGGACCGGGTTACCAGTTCGCGCTCGACCAGGGGCTCGATGCGGTGGCTCGCAAGGGCTCCGCCATGGGCCGGCTCGACTCAGGCAATACCGATCTCGACCTCATGCGCTATGCCACCGGCTATGCCGACCAGGCCTGGGGCAACTGGACGAACGGGCTTTCCAACTACAACAACATGTACAGCGCGGGCGTCGACCGCGATGTTGCCGCCCGCGGCGGCGGCCTCGATTTCGAGAGCGGCCTCGCCTCGGGCTACATGGGCGCCAATAACCAGGTCGCCGCCGGCAAGGAAGCCGGCCAGGGCGCCATGCTCGACGCGCTGGGCACCATAGTCGGCATCGGCGGCCGGATAGCCGGCGGCGGCGCGTTCGGCGGCTATGGCGGGTTCGGCGGCAGCTCGGTCAACCCCACCACCCGTATGCCCGCAAGCTACTAGGAGCCCCAAGATGGCACTGACCTACCCCGAATACGCTGCCCTGCAGCCGTCGCAGACCAAGGTTACCGACCTGCTCAACCTGTGGGACCAGGGCGTCGCCCAAGGGAAAGCCGATCGCTACGAGCGCGAAGCGCCGCAGCAGTTCGCCAACGCTGCAGCTCCGCTGTCGCAGTTCGGGCTGACGACGCCGCCCGATCAGTTGAAGGCGCTGTTCGCCAACCCGGAGACGCGGCCGTTCGCCGTACAGATGGTGCAGGAGGCGACGCAGCGTCGGGCCGATGCCTATGCCTCGTCGGGTCAGCCCGAGGAAACGGCGCGGACGCCGCAACCCACTGCATCGACCTCTTACTACACACCCTACCCCTTGCCGCGCGAAGCGCGGCCAATACTGCCGGCCCGGCCCGCCATTGGCACGATCGAAGGTGGCTACCGTTTCGCAGGCGGCGATCCGTCCAACTCTGCCAACTGGGAGAAACTATGATGGCTGGTCCTTGGGAGAACTACGGCCCCCACGTCGCAGAGCCCGCGGTGCCGCCGGTGGGATTGAAGCCCGGCACGCAGGGCTACCTTGACTGGGCGATCGAACAGTCGAAGGCGGGCAGGACCCTGCCGAAGCTGTCGTTTGAGGAGATGGTGCCTCCAGGGGCAACGCTCGTGCCAGGGTGGGAGACACCAGGTGCGGGCGAGCCGCTCAACGTTGGTCCGCTGTCAATCCCGCCGGGCATCCCAGACATGATCCGTTCGCTCTATCCTTTCGAGCGGAACGTTAAGACCGGCCAGTACAGACCGGCTATTCCCAAGGTCCTTCCCGCGATAATCGATAGTGCGATCGATACATTTACCCTGCCGGGTAATGTATTGCAGGGCGAGGAGGAACTGGATCCGAGATACGGTCTTTCCGGTGTCAGCCCGGAGCTGACCGGGCGTATTCTCAACTTTTCGGGATCTGTCGGCACCGGCCCGATGCCCAAGCTGCGCCCCAATGAACTACCGCGGCTTCGTCAAGAGATCGCGACCAAGGAAGCCGACAGCTTCGGTATCCCCCTGACGTCCGGGCAAGCGTCAGGCGACCTGAACCAGTTGCGGTCCGAGCAGCTGCTACGACAAGCTGACGCTTCACAGCCTCTGATGCGGACGTTCGACGATCGTCAGACTGAGGCGATTGGCGCCGCCACAGGCACAATAGGCAAGGAGTTTGGTGGCACAGCCGACGATCTGGCGGGCACGGTCACCACCGGGTTGCAGAACAAGACCAGGCTGGCGAAGGAAGGCGCCGATACCTCCTTCGAGGTCGCCCAGGACGGCAAGCTTAAGGTCCGCCTCGCGGCGGTGAAAGCGCTGCCCGACTTCGTCAAGCAGCGCCTCTCGGGCGTAGTGGTCAACGATACCCTTACGCCTGCAGCCGCGGCTGCGCTCCGGGAGATCGAGGGAGCAACCCTTGTCCCGTCTGACCGTCGTTCCCCCCTGCAGTGGTCAGAGCTCGAGAAGGTTCGGCGGAAGCTGGCTGGGCTTTCGGGCGCCGGCCCTGATGATATCACTGCCACTCGTGGCGTGAAGCAGGCCTTCGACGATTGGCTGAGCGACGCAGTTGACCAGCAACTGTTCAGCGGCGACGAGGCGGCGCTGCAGTCACTCAAGGCCGCCAAGGCGGAGACACACCAGTATCTCAGCCTCACCAATCCGAAGGAAGGTGATGCCGCCGGAGCAACCATTGCCAAGATGCAACAAGGCGACGCTACGGCCGAACAGGTCGCGAACTGGCTCTACGGCGCCGATGTGGTGTCGCCGGGCCTCGCTGCGACCGAGGTCGCCAAACGGCTGAAGGGGGTGTTCGGCCCATCGAGCGAGGAGTGGAAGACCATTCGCGCCGCAGCCTGGAACAAGCTGGTCAACGACCCGGCGACTGGCGAACTACGCCCCTCGGCAACTCTAGTAAAACGCCTCGATGCCTTCATCAGCAGCAAGGACTCCTCTTTGGCAGGCACCCTGTTCAGTGAGGAGGAGCGCAACCGGATGAAGGCGCTGGCGGCGGTTCTCAGGAGAATCGATCTCCCAGTCGCTGCACGACACCCTTCCCGCTCGGTGTTCGCGCTCGGCGACACCGCCAGGCAGACTCTGGCCGCGTTTGTCGCCGCCGCGGGATTTTCACTTGCAGGTGCCGCAGGATTGGCGACGGCGATAGCCATGCCGATTTTTGGCCGGGCAGCGCGTCAGGCCGAAGCACGGGCCGCGATCGCCAACCGCCCAAAGCCTTTGCCGGACGCTATGCTCCATGCTCCGAGTCTTGCAGCAAGGGCCGCGGCCATAACAGCGAACGACGACGACCCCTTGGATCTCCGCCGCCTCGCCCAACAGATTGTTGAGCCCGAGGCCAACAACGATTTCGTCGATGCCCTAGCCACTCTCGGCATCAAGTACGACCCGAACGCTACTCCCGAGTACAAGCGCTCGCCACTTCCTCGGTTCCCACCGCCCGATGTGCACCTACCTCAGCCCAAGCCTAAGCCCCTATTTCAGTTGCATGCCTGA